GATCGCAGCAAGCATGTGATCACCGAACTGCCTGATCTAGACCGCGAGCCGCTGCGTATTGGCGTTGACTTCAACGTGGCCAATATGTCAGCCATCATTAGTGTCAGGCTTGGCGACAAGCTGCTGGTCATTGATGAGATCAGCGGCGCTCATGACACTGATGTTTTGGCGCAAGAGATCCAAGCGCGTTACCCACAGCGGCGTATTTACGTCTACCCAGACGCCAGCGGCGGCAACCGCAGCACCAATGCAGCGCAGACCGATATTCAGATCCTTGAAACCTATGGCATGTCAAACCAATCACCGCGTGCTAATCCTCCGGTCCGTGATCGTGTTGCTGCCGTGCAAGCATTGCTAGAAAACGGCAAAGGCCAGGTACGGATCAGCATTCACCAAGGCTGCAAGCGGTTGATCGAATGCCTTGAGCTGCAGTGCTACACCGACAAGGGCGATCCAGATAAAGACGCAGGCCATGACCACATGAATGATGCACTTGGCTACCTCGTCTGGCGTGAGTTCAATCCACTCCACGCTGGTGCTGGCCGCAGCACAGGTATTAGGCTATATTGATTGCGCAAACCATTTACCCTACTCATGCTCACGGGTGTTGAACTACTTGCCAAGGTCAAAGAACTTGGTGATTGCAGCAAGTCTGAACTGGTCCGCGCTTGCGGTTATGTAGTCAAGGAACGCCTTGCCTTCACGCAGTTCTACGATGCACTGCTAGAAGCCAAAGGCGTTGAACTTGGCAGCAAAGGCACCAAAGGCCGCAAGCTGACCTACAAAACTAAGGTGCAATTCAACGGCAAGCTGCAGATTGGTGATGGCTACCTCCGCGAGATGGGCCTTGAACCTGGAGCTGAGTTTGACATCAAGCTTGGCCGCAATAGCATCACGCTGACGGCTGCAGCGTAAACTGTACCCATGACTGCGGCGCTGTAATGTACACCGGTTTCAACGCATACGACCGCCCAACAGCGCAGCGTCGCGTCACACGCGTGCAGGATCCATCCACTGCGTGGTATGCGCAAGAGCCGCATTGGATCCTCATCGAGGATTTGCTATCCGGCACCTATGGGATGCGTAAAAAGCATCGCCGTTACCTGCCGCAAGAGCCAAGGGAGTTGGATGAGTCCTACGACAACCGCCTAGCGCGTAGCGTATGCCCGCCCTATTACCAACGCCTTGAGCGGATGCTGGCCGGTATGCTCACGCGCAAGCCAGTGCGGTTGGATGACACGGCAGACATCATCCGCGAGCAGTTGTTTGATGTTGACACGCTCGGCAATGACCTTAATGTCTGGACATATGAAACCACTCGCAAGATGATTCGTTATGGCCACATTGGTGTACTGGTGGATGCTCCAAGTGATGGCAATGGACGGCCGTATTGGGTGGCGTATACACCGCGTGAAATCCTTGGTTGGCGCACCGAAGCGCAAGAAGGTCAGCAGGTATTAACGCAGTTGCGTTTACTGGAGCAAGTCACCATCCCAGACGGCGAATACGGCGAAAAGACTGTTGAGCAGATCCGTGTATTAACGCCCGGTGAATACAAGCTGCATCAACGGCAAGACAGCGGCGAGTTTGAACTAGTGGATGAAGGCACCACCAGCTTGAGTGAGATTCCATTCAGCGTGGCATATAGCGGCCGCGTTGGTTACATGGAATCACGACCGCCGCTGGAAGATATCGCAGAGCTGAATCTTAAGGCATATCAAATCCAATCAGACCTTGATAACCAGCTACACATCTCTGCAGTGCCGATGCTAGCGTTCTACGGCTTTCCATCTAGCGCTGAAGAGGTATCAGCTGGTCCCGGTGAAGCTATTGCATTTCCAGCAGAAGGGCGTGCAGAATACATCGAGCCCGATGGCAAGAGCTTTGACTATCAATTCCGCCGGCTTGAGCAGCTTGCAGCGCAGATCAATGAACTCGGCTTGTCCGCAGTGCTTGGCCAGAAGCTCAGCGCAGAAACCGCCGAAGCAAAACGCATTGATCGCAGCCAAGGCGACAGCACCATGATGGTGATCGCGCAAAACATGCAAGACATGATCGACAACTGCCTGCAGTTTCATGCGCAGTACCTCGGCAATGAAGCAGCAGCTGGCAGCTGCCTTGTCAACCGTGATTTCCTTGGTTCACGCCTTGAGCCGCAGGATGTGCAAAGCCTGCTGCAGCTTTACACCGCTGGCACCATCACGCAGGAAACACTGCTGCAGAACCTAGCCGATGGCGAAGTGCTGGGCGATGACTTTAACGTGGATGAGGAGCTTGAGGCGACCGCTAATGCGGGACTTGATCTACCGACTGCTGGACTGGATAACCGACAGGTTGGTTGATGCGATGATTATGATTGAGCCCAAGCGCCCGCGTAAGCAGACGCTGGATTATCACATTTCAGTGCTGCCGCCGGAGATCCTAGCCATTGTGCGCGTCACTTGGTACAAAGATGGCAAGGCAGATGAGGTAGATCAGATCACATTGATGGAAGACGGCCAAAATGGTTATGACGCCTTTGCATCACTTGTTGGTAGTGCACTGAGCCGCGGCGCTAATGTCAGCATCCGTTCTGGCTACAACCCAGAAGATCTTGGCATTGAACAATGAGCACACCAGAGGCGCTATACCGTAATGCCATCGACCTAAACAGGTATAGCAATAGCGTTGCGCGGCGGCTCATCAATGCTTACAACGACATCATCATTGATGCAGTAAACCAGCTGCGCACGATTGATGAGCTAGCAGCACCTGTCAAGGCAGCACGGTTGCGGGCGATCCTTGCGCAGTTGAAAGGCAGCCTCGCCACATGGGCTGGTGATGCAACGGAGCTAACTGCATTAGAGCTGCAAGGCTTGGCAGAACTGCAGTCGGAATTTGTCACCGAGCAACTGGCGCTTGCATTACCGCCAGGCCAACGCAATGCAGTGCGCACTGTAGAAATCAGCCCGCAATTTGCGCAGGCGGTCGTCACCACAGATCCAACGCAGATCAATGTGGTTGCATTATCGGATGACCTATTTGCCGCTGTGCAAGGTGCACCGCAAACATTCAGCCTCACCGCAGCGCAAGGCACGATGATCACATTGCCCAATGGGCAAGTGGTAGAAAAAGCATTTCGCGGTATCGCCATTGATTCCGGTGAGCGCTTCAGTCAGGTGGTACGCCAAGGGTTGCTGACGGGTGAGCCGACACCGGAAATTGCAAAGCGCTTGATCGGCAACCTTGAGTTTGGCGAAACCGCACGCACCGCACGGCAACTGGCGCAAGCCGGCGGCCAAGCAACAGCAGTGGCCGACAATCAAATCTTGACCCTAATACGCACTAGCGTCAATCAAGTAGCCAACAGCGCATCGCAGCAGGTGTATGAAGCAAATCAAGACATTACTCAACGCTATAAATATGTGGCCACATTGGATACCCGCACCAGCAGCATTTGTCGTGCATTGGATGGTAAAGAGTTTGAATATGGCAAAGGTCCAACACCACCGCAACACTTCAACTGCCGATCAACGACAGTGCCAGTGATCGACTACGATGCGCTCGGTTTCGCGCCGCCGCCACCGGCAAAGCGTGCATCAGCGCAAGGCCAGGTGCCAGCTGATCAAACCTACGGTGAATGGCTAGCGAAACAAGACCTGCAGACACAAGCAAAAGCGCTTGGTGCCAAAAAGGTGCCGTACTTCCGTAAGCTATCCAATAAATACGGCCCCAAAGAAGCCATTGCACGCTTGGTGCGGGATGACGGCTCAGAGCTTACGCTGGAGCAACTGCGTGCACGATATGGACCTGCCAAGCCTTAGGCATTTCCGCAGCGAAGGTATCTACACCATCAGCAGTGATCCTGTAGAGGCTCTGATCGGTGAAGCATGGGTGCCAGCTAAGTACACCGATCGCGGCTGGGCAACAGCTGATGGCTCTACACTGCTAACAGGTGTTGAGGACTGGCGGTATGCCGTTGAAGAAGGGCAAGTCGCAGGATGTGATATCTCAAAACATCCGCAAAGAGATGAAAGCCGGCAAGCCACAAAAGCAGGCAGTAGCAATCGCGTACGCAAAAGCCGGAAAAAGCCGCAAGCGCAAGCGTAAGTGATAGCCTACGGTTGCACTTAACCCTGCGGGTTATTCATGTCCGAAGAAAACCAGACCCAAGAGCCTGCGGCTCCTGCGGTTGATGCCGAAGCGTTGCAGCGCAGCGTTGAAGCACTAGAGCGCAAAAACCAAGAGCTGATCGCTGAACTGCGTGCTGCCAAGAAATCCAAGGCGCCTGATGGCGTCAATGTGGATGAGCTGCTGGAGTTCAAGCGCAACTATGAACAGCAGCAGCTAGAAACACAAGGCAAATACCAAGAAGCCAAGCAAGCGCTAGAGCAACAGTTCCGCGAGGCAACTACAGAAAAGGATCAGCGCATCGCAGATCTTGAAGCCCGCGTGCGCGAACTGGAGCTGCTGACACCAGCCGTTAGCGCATTGGCTGACATCGTGCACGATCCAGACTTGGTGCTGAAGACCAAGCTGCCGGCAGACAAGATCGAACGCGAAGCTGATGGCACCGTGGTGGTCGTTGACGGCTACCAGCGCACACCAGTTGCTGATTGGGCAAAGCAATCGCTGCCTGCATGGATGCAGAAGCAACCGAAGCCGCAAGGTAGTGGTGCACCTGTTGGACGCAGCAGCGGTGAAATCCCAGCCGGCACCAAGAATCCATTCCTGCCGGAATCGTTCAATCTCACCGAGCAATCACGCCTATTCCGCACTGATCGTGATTTATACGACCGGCTTAAGGCTGCAGCTGGACGCTAGTATTTGTGTGTCCGCTCGTGATGGCTGCGCCGCATTGAGCCTGTTGGGCTGCGCCCACCCGTAAACCATTCCTTTGAGGATTCATCATGGCGACCCTTCGCTCTGATGTCATCATCCCCGAGGTATTTACGCCTTACGTCATTGAGCAATCCACCGTGCGTGATGCCTTCCTGGCATCCGGCGTGGTGCAGCCCATGGCGGAGCTGAATGCCACCGAGGGCGGTGACTTCATCAACGTTCCCTTCTGGAAAGCAAACCTTTCCGGCGACTTTGAGGTGCTGACCGATAGCACCAGCCTGACGCCTGGCAAAATCACTGCCGACAAGCAAGTTGGCGTGATCCTGCATCGTGGCCGTGCCTTTGAGGCTCGTGACCTTGCAGCTCTTGCTGCTGGTTCTGATCCCATGGCCGCCATTGGCGCCAAGGTGGCTGACTATGTTGCCCACCAACGTCAAAAGGATCTGTTGTCCTGCCTGCAGGGTGTGTTCGGCAGCCTGAACACCAACACCAGCAGCTCGGCATTTTTCGATCTGACCATTGACTCTGAGTCCGGTGATACCCCCACCGCTCTGAGCCCGCGTCACGTTGCCGAAGCCCGCGCCATCCTTGGCGATCAAGGCGACAAGCTGGCTGCCATTTGTATGCACTCCAAGGTCTACTACGACCTTGTGGAGCGCCGCGCAGTGGATTACGTGCTTGCGACTGATGTGACTGGCGGTAACGCCACTGCATCCGGCGGCACCATTGCACCTGCCTATGGCAACCCGACTGTGCCGACCTACATGGGTCTGCGCGTGATCGTGTCCGACGATGTGCCTACCGCCGGCACCGGCGCCAGCACTGAGTATGGCACTTTCTTCTTCACCAGCGGTGCTGTGGCCAGCGGCGAGCAACTCGCCATGCAGACAGAAACTGATCGCGACATCTTGAGCAAATCAGATGCCATGTCGATCGACCTGCACTACTGCTACCACCCGGTGGGCGCTAAGTGGGGTGTAACTACCTCCAACCCGACCCGTGCGCAGCTTGAAACTGTCTCCAACTGGAGTAAAGTTTATGAGCTAAAGAACATCGGCATCGTCAGATCGACGAATGTCAGCAATATGGATTGAGGATCATGGCTAGCATCTTTGAACTCGGTGATATCCCCGGCGGCCTTCTGCCTGGGCAAATGGGTTTGGCAGCTCCGACTGCTACTGCAACCCTGACTGCAGCCAACAGCTATAACACCATCATCCGTGGTGTGCCCACTGCTGCTGCTACCTACACCACTGCTACTGCTGCTGCAATCGTTGCCGCCATCGGCGGTGACTGCGCTGTTGGCACTACTTTTATGCTGGTGGTGCTGAATGCCTCCGCTGGCGCCAACACCATCACCATTGCTGGTGGTACTGGCGTTACCGTAAGCGGCGTGGCAACCGTGGCGCAGAATGCCTCCAAGGTATTCCTTGGTCGCGTGACTGGCGTTACCGCCGGCTCCGAGGCCATCACCCTGTATGGTCTTGGTAGCACTGCTGCTGCTGTTGCTTGATTATGGGGCTGTTCGCTTTCCGGCGACGGCAAGAACGTGAGGCTGCTGCTAACGCGGCGGCCTCTTTTTCTATTGCTGCGCCTAAACTAGAACCACAGGAGGTCACCGCAAATGGCAATCACAATCGTGGCAACGCCAGGCGCGGCCGACGCAAACAGCTACCTAACACTGGCAGCAGCGCAAGCGATCATTGATGGCTTCGTCGAAGACGATGACGTGACCGCATGGGCATCTGCTACCACTGATCAAAAAAATCGTGCGCTCTACACCGCAACGCAACGGCTTGATCGTGAGCGTTTCCTCGGTGCACGCGCAACCGATACGCAAGCGCTCCAGTGGCCGCGCACTGGTGTTCGCAAGCCTGATACCTATATCAATACTTACGCGGTTGGCTTTCCGTTTCGTATTACGACGGACTATTACACGGACACCGAAATCCCAGACCGCATCCAATACGCGCAGGTGGTACTTGCGGTGTATCTAAACAACAACCCAGGCGGCATGGGGTTGAGCGGCATTGAAGATTACAAGTCAGTTGCCATTGGCAGCCTGCGGATTGAAAATGCAGGCGCTAGCAGCGTTGCGTCCGGCGCTGATCGCGTGCCACCGCTTTTTGAGCGGTATCTGACTGGTCTTAGAATCAGTGGACCAGGTAACTTTGCTATCCGCAGGTCATGAGTAGATTCATCCCTATTGACCCGTCGTATAGCATCGGCGCGGACTTCGTGAATGATACCAGCACCTACAACGGTCGCTGGCGGCGCATTACTATCCTCAAAGGCAATACCAGCTTTGCAGCGCTAACCGCGCAAAACTGGACCGGCAATAGCATCATTGGTGAAGGGCTGCCTGCTGGTTTCACCATTGAAGGTGTGTTCACCTCTTTTGAGCTAAACACCGGCGGCGCTGTCATCGCTTACAAGGTCTGATCATGTCAAAAGCACGCGGCGGCCACGCACCAGTTGACTACACCATCGGCGCTGAGGTGATTAACGACACCGCAGTGCATACTGGCAAATTTAGGCACATTGATTTCTACGAAAACAGCACGATTACTGCGATCGTATCAACCAATGTGATTGACAATAATTTTGCTGGTGCAAGCGTTGATCAAGATGCACACTTGGCAGGATACTTCACCAGCATTCAGCTCCAGAACGGCGCTTGCATTGCGTATAAGATCTGATGTCGCTTGCCACTTCGCTACGCAAGACCGCCAGCAAGCTGATGGGTAAGTTTGGCGGTGTTGCCACCATCCGCGCCATTAGCACTGGCGTTTACAACCCAACAACCGGCACCGTCAGTCAGGCTGCAAGCGACACTGCAGTGCGTGGCGTGCTAGAGGACGTAAACCTGCGCGAGGTGAATGACCTAATCCAAGCCAGTGACAAGCGGTTACTGATTGCAGCGGCAGATGTGACCGCTGCGCCAACTACTGCCGATGAGGTGGTGATCAGCGGCACGACCTATCAAGTGATCCGCGTCACTACGATTGAACAGGACAACACTGC